TATCAGGTGACGAACAGCCCGCAGACATGCTAGGTGCTGAACCTGAGGCAGACATGGGTGCTGACCCAATGGCAGATATGGGTGCTGAACCAGCTGCCCCAGACGAATTGAATGCCGGAGAACCAATGCCAGCCGAAGATGATTTTGCTGCGGCAGAGCCAGCAGCAGGCGGACCAGAAGAAGCGGGTCGTGCTAAACGTGAAAGCATTGAAAGACAAAATCAACTATTGAAAGTTCTAGCAGGTTAATGAAACTCGACGAATTTATATCAGAGCAAGAAGCAGAGAAGCTGGATGAAATTCTTCCGGCTCTTGCTGCTGGAGCAGGTGTTTTAGCTCGCGGTGCCGCAATGGCCGGCAGTGCTGCTTTACGTGGGGCTGGTGCCGCTGCCTCTGCTATAGGTCGAGGTGCTGTTCAGGCCACCAAAGCAGTTGGTCAAGGTGTTGCCAAAGCAGCACCTGTAGTAGGTAGAGCCTTAGCCAAAGGTGCCCAGGCCACTGCCAGAGGTGTAGGTAACCTAGCAGGACAAGCAGTAGGCGGAGCAGTAAAAGGATTCGGTTCCGCTACTCAAGGTGGCAATGATCAAGAACAAGATCAACAACAAATAACTCCACAGCAACAGAAGCAACAGCAACAGCAACAACAATTGGCAGTTAAATCTCAGCAGGATATGGTAAATCGTATCAAAGATTTAGAAACTGCTCTCGCTGGTATAAAACAGTCAGCAGGTGTTTGATGAGACTTTATGAATTCGACGATACTTCCGATCCAGGACACGAATACGCAGTTAGGATAAAATTAGCGTTAGACAACCTCATTGGTCGCTCCGCTAGTAAAGGCCAAGCTGCTAATTATAACTGGGCATTCCTAAATCAACTTCCTGAACTAAAAGGTCTTAAGTTAAATCAATCTACCTTTGCTAAAATCTACGACAAATATCCTATGGTCAAAGGATTGGTTAGAAACTTTGATCCATCTGGAGTTAATCTCAAAGTTCCTGGCGTAAGCCAAGAAAAGGAAGAGCCTGGCTCAGATATTGATAAATCTAAAGAGAAGGTTAATCAAGCAGCCGCTTCCGCAGCACCTAAACAATTGGCAAAAGCGGCTATTTGATTTTCATCAAATATCTGTTATAATTGCTAAATGAATCTAATCGAAAACATCAATCCACCCCCATTCGTAGAAAAGTTCCAATACAAGAACTGTCAACAGATCAATGATCCTGTCACGAAAAAAAGAGTTTATCTGACTCCTGACGGTGAAAGTCTTCCTAGCGTAACAACTATTCTTAGTGCGACTAAAGACATGACAGCACTTAATGAATGGAAGAAACGAGTAGGTGAACAGAAAGCTAAAGAGATCACTACAGAAGCTGCTGGCGTAGGCACAGCAATGCACAGTAACTTAGAACGGTTCATAGCCGGCCTGAAAAGACAACCAGGCAACGCCCCTGTACATGTACAGGCCAATGCTATGGCAGATCAGATCATTCTAAAAGGTCTTGCTGATGTTAACGAAGTATGGGCTATGGAACAGAGTTTATACTTTCCGGGTTTGTATTCCGGAACCACTGATCTAGTAGCAGTTTACAAAGGCAATCCTAGCGTCTGTGACTACAAGCAGACCAATAAGCCTAAAAAAGAAGAATGGGTAGAAGATTACAAGATACAGCTAGTAGCTTATATATTAGCACATAATGAAGTCTACGGCACTGACATTCGCGAAGGACATGTTTTTATGTGTTCTAGAGCCTGCGAATATCAGCAGTTTGATCTATGGCCCAGCGATTTTAACAAATATCAAGACCTCTGGTTGGGTAAGGTAGAAGAATACTACGCTGCTAATAGATAAATATCCTATATAAGGGAAAATCATCTATGGCTGTCGTACAGATTAGCAAAATCCAAGTTAGACGAGGTCGCAAAAACGGCGAATCCGGCATTCCGCAACTATCAGGCGGTGAAATAGCATGGGCCGTCGACACTCAAGAATTATTCATCGGTAACGGTAGTGTATCAGAAGGTGCTCCTGCTGTAGGAAATACTAAGATCCTTACAGAACAGGATAACCTTTTAGATCTTATCGAATCTTATCGATTCGCACGTAATGAACCTAGCATTACAAAATCAGTTTTTAGAACTCTACAGAGCAAGCTCGATGACCGTGTTAACGTCAAAGACTTTGGTGCTGTAGGCAACGGTATCGTTGATGATACAGAAGCTTTCCAAAACGCACTGAACGAGCTATTTAGAAACACGGATGCTGAGTTCCGCAAAGAACTATTTGTCCCGACCGGACACTATAGAATCGCTACTCCGTTAGCGATACCATCATATACAACAATGATTGGTGAATCACAGGTTGGTGCTGTTATCATCGTTGAAGATACTGAGCTAACACTCACAACCACCGACGGAGCATTGCCAGCAAGTTGGTTATCAACTAACCGACCACACGATATTATTTTCAAACAGATTTCATTTAGATTTACCACAGGTCATTTTGATCTAACTGGTCTTAAAGATGGACTATTTGAAAGATGTACTTTTCAAGGAACTATACAAACATTAACTGACGCTGCTAACGCCATTGCTACGGATCCTATGGTATATGCTTCTAACACTGAGAATATAGGAACAGTAGTCGATAGCATTACTTTTAAAAATTGTAAGTTTGAAAAGAGTTATAGAGCATTACAATTCGATCAAGTAGATGCTCTAAGAAGTAATATTAATTTCATGGCCTGCGAATTTAGATTATTAAGAGCGGCGATAGAACTTAATGGTGTTGAAGATCAATCCAACGACTGGTACATAGATGACTGTTTTTTTAATGAGATCGCCGAATATGCCTTTAAAGCAGATTTCGGGTCTAGTGTAAAGATAACGAGAAGTCGTTTCCGCAAATGCGGTAACGGCGATGCTACACCTTCAGAACCATCGGATAATATCATTATGTTCGGCCAAATTGGCAATAATAATGTTTTAGACTGCTCATTTGACAGACATGCTGCTGCCTATACCACGATCGCTGTAGACGATGATCGATCAGCAGTTTCTGAAGTAGTTAATGGTAGCAGAGTAACCATTACAGATGAAATAAGTCAAAATTTATATGTGTCGTTTGGTCCTATTCCGTTGATTATATTTTCATCACTGAATTCCCATACAACACTTGATTACACAATCACTTTTACTAATGGTTCTGCTCGATCAGGACAATTAGATATAATTGTAGGAGACGGTCTCACATCACCAATAATCACTGACAGTTACAGCAGTACCTGCGGTGATGCTAGACCAGAAACCGTAGAATTTTCTGTTCGTTTGGTTTCTAATAGCACAGTAATCCCCGGCAATGAAACTATGATCGTCGATTATAAGAGTCCATCAGCCGATCTCGTTCCGGATACATTGAGGTATAAAGTAAGTTACAGTGTTTGATCTCGATCAAACTTCTAGGCTCAAGGTCTGGAAAGAATTTCGCCAGTCGCTTGAAAGTTCCGAACAGCCCTTAGAGGATGTAGCACTCTTCTGGAGCCACGCTCCATTCGTTAGCCGATACCTCGATCCAAACAATCCCTCCAAATGGCCCGATCCGTGGCATTTAATCCTTGACAATCGATACGACGACCTTGCTATTGCTTTAGGAATGTGTTATACTTTGACATTAACTGACCGTTTTAAGGACCAAAAAGTAGAGATACATACGTCTATGTTTACCGGGGAAGGTAGAAACATAGTCGTAATAAATGATCGCGATGTGTTGAACCTTTTCCATAGAGAAGTTACTAACGTGGGCGAGCTTACACATGGATCTAATAAGATTTGGCCAGTATGAAGAAGTTATAAATACTACCTTACTAATAAAAGAAAGAATACCAGAGGCGAGAATGAACGACAGCATTATTGTGTTAAAGAGAGACGGTTCAAAGGAACCACTGACCTTAGAAAAGTGGCAGGCACAGATCACTAAAGTGTGCAGCGGAATAGCAGATGTCAGTCAATCGATGATTGAGATCAAAGCAAGTCCGCATTTTTATGACGGCATTACCACAAGAGAGATTGATGCTGTTACTCTGAGAGCGATTGTTGATTTAATTGACATTGAACACAATCCAGACATTGGGCACACCAATTATCAATTCGTAGCAGGTAAACAACGCCTTAGTATGCTACGCAAGGACGTATATGGCCAATACACTCCTCCCCACCTCTACGAAATCGTAAAGAAAAATGTCGCAGTCGGTCTGTATACTCCAGAACTACTCGAATGGTACAGCGAAGCAGACTGGGATAAAATGAATGAAATGTTGGATCATGAAAAGGATGAACAATATAGTTACGCGGCAATTGAACAGCTGATTGAAAAATATTTGGTACGCAATCGTGCGACAAAGGAAATTTATGAAACTCCACAAATTAGATATATGGTGGCAGCGGCTACAGTCTTTCATAAGGAAGAACCGAATACTGCGAGAATGCGTTACATTAAAGAATATTATAATGCAGCATCCGATGGTCTGTTTACTCTTGCTACACCTGTGTTGGCTGGGCTCGGCACTCCTACTAAACAGTTTTCTAGTTGTGTTCTTATCCGCAGTGACGACGATCTGGATAGCATATTTGCTTCTGGTGAGATGATGGCCAAGTATGCCAGCAAGCGAGCTGGCATTGGTTTAGAGATTGGTAGACTACGTCCGTTGGGTAGTCCTATCCGTGGTGGAGAAATCATGCACACTGGCATGATTCCATTCCTCAAGAAATGGTTTGGTGATCTACGTTCATGTTCGCAGGGCGGCATCCGTAACGCATCAGCTACCGTGTTCTATCCTATTTGGCATTATCAATTTGATGATCTTATCGTGCTTAAGAACAATCAAGGTACAGACGAAACTCGTGTCCGCCATATGGACTATGGTGTCGTTCTAAGCAGTTTCTTTTGGAGAAGATTCAAGAACAAAGAAAACATAACATTCTTCGATCCTAACGAAGTACCAGATTTATTTGAAGCATTTTACCAAAACACTGAGCGTTTCGAAGAGCTATATGTCAAGTATGAAAAACGCAAAGACCTACGCAAAAAGGTCATCAGTGCTGAAGAAGTTTTCAAGGGTGGTATACTGAAAGAACGTACAGATACAGGTCGTATCTATTTGGTGTTCATTGATAATGTAATGAATCAAGGACCCTTTGATCCTGAATATCATACGATATATCAGAGTAACTTGTGCTGTGAGATCCTATTACCCACACGTCCCTTTAAACGACTCGACGACGATAGTGGTCGCATAGCGTTATGTACACTGGGATCTATCAACTGGGGATCGTTCCGAAACCCAGAGGACATGCGTAGAGCTTGTCGTATTCTACAGCGTAGCCTGTGTAACATCCTTGACTATCAAGACTTCTTGTCGATACAGAGCAAACTCAGCAACGACGAGATACAACCATTAGGTATCGGTGTAACTAACTTAGCCTACTGGCATGCCAAACGTAGTTTACGTTACGGAGAAAAAGATGCCTTACAAGAAGTTAAAACATGGATGGAGCATCAGGCATTTTATCTAACAGAAGCAACTGTTGAATTGGCCAAAGAAAGAGGTGCTTGTCAGCATAGCTCACATACCCGATACGGTCAAGGGATGTTTCCTTGGGAACTACGTGCTAAGGGCGTTAACGAACTAGCAGACTTTAGTCCTGAATTAGATTGGGAAAGTCTACGTAAGGAGATGAAACAACATGGTGTACGAAATGCTACTCTTATGGCTATTGCTCCAGTGGAGTCTAGTAGTGTTGTTATTAATAGTACTAATGGAATAGAAATGCCAATGAGTCTAATTAGTGTCAAGGAATCAAAAGCAGGATCATTTGTACAGGTTGTTCCAGAGTATCATAAACTTAAGAACAAGTATCAAATGATGTGGGAACAGAAAGACTGTGACGGTTACTTAAAAACTGCGGCTGTACTTGCGGCCTATGTTGACCAGAGCATTTCAACAAATACTTTTTATAATCCAGCATATTTCGCAGATAGAAAAGTTCCTACTACACTGATTGCTAAAAATCTCATGCAGGCACATGTATGGGGATTGAAAACCTTCTATTACAGCCTAATTAACAAGAGTGGTTCTAAAGTAGAAGATGAAGAAGTATCTAAACAAGAATACAAAGAAATAGAAATTGATTCAGAAGAAGATTGCGAGGCATGTAAACTATGAGCAAACACCAATATAATCTACACACGAAGACAGACTATCTAAATCGTAAGATGTTTCTAGATCCAGCAGGTCCAGTTACTATCCAACGATTTGAAGAAGTCAAATACAATAAGATCGTTGATTTTGAAAAAACAGCACGTGGTTTCTTTTGGGTACCGGAAGAAATCAGCTTAACTAAAGATGCTAACGATTTCAAAGAAGCTAGCGAAGCAGTCAAGCATATCTTCACTAGTAACCTGTTACGTCAAACTGCCTTGGATAGTATACAAGGCCGAGGGCCGAGTCAAATCTTTACCCCTGTAGTAAGTCTACCCGAACTCGAAAGTCTAGTCTACAACTGGACATTTTTTGAAACAAATATTCACAGCCGCTCATACAGCCACATTATCCGTAACATCTATAATGTACCTAAAGAAGTATTCAATACAATCCACGATACTAAAGAGATCGTTGATATGGCCAGTAGTGTAGGCAAGTATTATGATGATTTACATAGAATTAATTGTCACAAAGAATTAAGTAGCGAAATGACAGGTATGGTTCGCGAAGAAGTACACATCCAAGCAATATGGCTGGCACTAAACGCCAGTTATGCTCTTGAGGCATTCCGATTTATGGTATCGTTCGCTACAAGTTTAGCCATGGTCGAGAACAAGATCTTCATTGGCAACGGTAATATCATCAGCCTAATCTTACAGGATGAATTGCTACACAAAGGATGGACAGCTTGGCTTATCAATCAAGCAGTCAAGGAAGATCCTAGATTTGCTAAAGCCAAGCAAGAATGTGAAGCCGAAGTATATCAACTATATCTAGATGTAATACGAGAAGAAAAAGAATGGGCTGATTATCTATTCAAGAAAGGTCCAGTGATCGGTTTAAATTCTCAGATCTTAAAAGACTTCGTTGACTATACCGCTTTTAATGCCCTAAAAGAAATAGGTATTAAATATCAATCTCCTGCTCCTAAAACCACTCCTATTCCTTGGTTCAACAAACACAGTGATACCAGCAAGAAGCAGACTGCTCTACAGGAAAGCGAGTCAACTAATTATGTTATTGGCGTTATGAGCGACAGCATCGATTACGATGCGTTACCAACAATCTAAGGAAATTTTATGAAAGCTATCGTATGGAGTAAGTATAACTGTCCCTTCTGTGATCAAGCAAAAGCATTGTTGACACACAAAGGAATACAATTTGAAGAACGTAAAATCGGTGACGGTTACACCAAAGAAGATTTGTTAGAAGCGGTACCTACGGCAAGGACAGTTCCGCAGATCTTTTTAGACGACCAATTGGTTGGTGGATTTATAGAATTAAAAAAACATTTACAGGGTTAATATGCTAATAGACAGAGGTGTTACAGAAGGTGAAGTGATCACCCTAAAACTCACAAGCGGTGAGGAAATAGTAGCCAAACTAGTAGAAGATGGTCCGCTATATTACAAATTGAGCCGTCCAATGGTGATCGGCATGGGGCAGCAGGGCCCTGGTTTGATGCCCTATTTGTTCACCGTAAATCCTGACAAAGATGTCAAGATTTTCAAGGCTACCGTGGCAGTAGCAGAAGCCACAGATAAGCAGTTCGCTGATCAATTCATTCAGTCAACTACCGGAATCAAGCTGGTGTAAATACTGTTAGATTTGGGAGATATAGATGGCATTAAAAGAAGAACAGTGGAACAATGGCAGCGGTAAATTTATTGCCTTTGACTATACAATAGAGTTTGAAAATCTAACCACAGCTATTAACAATTTAAGAACAGCCGTAGAACAACTAACTGATGTTATGAATGACGAAATGTTTGGAGCCGCTGCTTCGAATGTTGTCGGTTCAGTTGCTAATTCTGGATTTAGGACAGTCGGAGCATTAAGAGCATCGGCAGGAATGGATATCGATGGCAATAAGAAACAAGGTGAAGGTCTAGCTGCTATGAGTGTGATAGCTCAACAACTATCAGGAATCGCTTCGTCGATTAACACTGGAGTGGCCATCCAGACCCTAACATCGATGGATCAGATGCAGAAAAATGCTTTCGATAAAGAAGCCACGCAGCAAGCTCTAGATAGAAACAAAATTCCAAAAGTAGTAGTCACAGAAGCTAATTTTTCAGAACTAGTAGAATCGAATATAAGAGCAGGTTCTAATCTTTACGCACAGGCATCTACTGTAGGATTAGTAAATGCCACGGCATCGAGAGCCATCACAGGTGCTGCCAATTATGCCTACGATCTATTGCCAAGCTATGCTACGATCAGCAATAATTTTAAAACATTGTTTAAATCAAAAGCGGCCGATCCCGAAGGCGAAGCAGCTAGAACCGAAGCCGAAACTCAAAAAAATCTCTAAAGTCAACATATGAATGGAAAAGCGCCAGCACGTATACAAAATGACGCAGCAGATTCTGTGCTAGTTTCAGGATCTCTAGACGTCCGCATCGACTTCAACGGCATCTGTTTCGAAGGATCGATAACAGCGTCCGGTAACGCTGTGACTACTTCTTCTCGAAGTGTATTAGTTAACGGCAAAGGCATTGCCAGAGAAAGTGATTTAACAGCACAGGGACCTGCGATAAGAACAGGCTTCCAAGATATCTGCGTAGGTGATTAATGAAAAAATTGTTTTGGAATATATTAGGCTTCCTTAGCCTAGGAATGGCCTACATAGGAGTTGTCACTCCTGGCATCCCTTATAGCCCGTTTGTGGTATTCGCAGCCTACTGTTTCAGCAAAGGCAGCGAACGCATGCATCGTTGGATCTATAATCATAAACTGTTTGGTCCATTCTTGACCAACTGGAATACCAAACGGGTATTTCCGCAAAAGATGAAATACTTTATGCTGGCAATGATGAGCACCAGTTTAATCATCATGACCGTCAGCGGAGTGAAACCTATAGGCATTATCAGTACAGCAGTATTCATGGCATTAGTAGCGATATGGGCTTGGAGATTCCCTAATTCAGTAGAGGAACATGACCGTAGAAAAGTCGCTGGTGAAAAGATAGGGTGGTTAAAATGACCTATCAGATGCACAATCTATTTCCAATTCCGGTATATCACACGGCTATCAAAGGACCAGATCCTATCGTAGAAAAGATATTGATAAATTCGGAGTTTAGCCACTTTGACGATTCGGCACCCACACACTTAGAAACACCCAAACGTCATTTCTTAGATCAACCTCAGTTTGCCGGATTAAAAAAGCAGATACAAGAAAAAGTTGATGAATATGTCTATGATGTTCTAGGCGTTTCTAGAAAGCAACAATGGTTAATAACTACCAGCTGGTTAAACAAATCTATGCCTGGAGGTTATCATACCAGCCATTGGCATAGTAATAGCATGATCAGCGGAGTTTACTATCTCAAGACCAACGCTACTTCGGGTGCTATCTGTTTCCACAAAGAACGAACACACAACAATCTATGGAGAGATACATTCTGTATAGATTTTGATAAACCTACAGATTATAACACAGACTGTGCTATAAATCCTAATGTAAATGATCTACTGCTATTTCCATCAATCTTAAATCACAGCGTAACTGATAATCTTTCAAAAGAAGATCGTTATAGTCTAGCATTCAATGTATTTCCTAGAGGTATCATCGGCGAAGGTGGAAACAGTGAGATCGTCCTATGAATTTTCAAGTCACTCCACTTTTCGCTATTCCTCTGTATCAGACACAGTTAGATCAATTAACCTCCCAAGAACATAACTTCATTCTAGGATTAGAATATGAACGAATGCCTGCGGACAATGGAGATTATACTGTAGACAAGTATGTGCTAGAAAAACCAGAACTGTTCCTGTTAAAAGAACGCATTGTTAAAGGTATCGAACACTTTGTCTACGAAGTCTTAGACTGTTCGAGAGAAGTTAAATTTACCATAGAAAACAGTTGGGTTAATCGACACGGTAAATCAGATTTTGCTGGCACACATCGTCATTCAAACAGCCTGATTAGTGGAGTCTACTACATAGATGTTGATCAACGGTCTGGTGCTATCGTGTTCGAAAAGGATAAGAGCTATTACAATCTTTGGCCTAATGTTATAGACATTGAATTCAATTATCAAACACACGAAGATCAAAGTAGATTAAACATCTTCAATGCTGACGGTTGGGGCATTTATCCAAAATCTAATGAATTGATTATGTTTCCTAGTCATTTGTATCACGGTGTTGGTATTAACGAATCTAACATCGTCCGATATAGCCTAGCATTCAATGTATTTCCTAGAGGTAATTTGGGAGGTAAATTGAACACGCTACACATATAAGTTGACAAACTCAATAGAAGAGTGTTAAATAACAGTATTGCTGTATGAAGCAAAGAGAAAAGTGTTCTGGACGCGGGTTCGACTCCCGCCAGGTCCACCAGAAAGTGTTTTGACAATAGCAGTACAGTAATGTCATACTATATGATATCAGTACTCGTTAAAACACTTCCTAATGGGCCTGCCATGGTTTCGACAGGGCAACAAGTAAATGAGTGGACAGCAGGGTAGGCGATGACCCTAAATCAAGCAAAACTAATAACTGCAAACGCAGCTAATGACGAGGTTTACGCTCTAGCAGCCTAAACATCCGGGGTAGCTATACCTTGTAACCCAAAATAGTAAAGTGGCTTTCGGGCCACTTTTCATTTGCTTTTATCATAGAAACAATATATAATACCCTGAGCTGTGTGTTTTTCGTATAACACAGAAACACATCACACACAGTAAACACATAAAGGAAATATAGTATGAAAAAAGTTGTTTTAGCAACAGCACTTGTCTTAGCTGCTACCGCGGCTTCGGCAGTTGAAGTAGGAGTAACCGCGACTCGTGATTACTCAGGAGACAATCGTAACTTCGGTGGTATCACTGTCGGAGAGAAATTTGGTCCTCTAGGAATCACTGGCGGATTTGAACGCTCCACTGTAGGCAGTGATGATCAAGATCGTTATAGTCTGGTTGCTGGTTACGATGTAACCAAACTAGGTTCTGTCACAGTTACTCCACGTGTAGGAGTTGCTTTCTTAGACAATCAAACCAGCTCTAATGGCTATGCTATGACCGTTGGTATTGGTGCCAGTGTGCCTGTAACCAAAAAAGTCAGCGTAGGGCTAGCACTTGATCGCCAGTACGGTCAAGATCGGGTTGACCAATTTAACGGCAACCGCATCACAGCCGCTGCCAAGTATTCGTTCTAATTAATACTCGAGATAGGAAGGACCTTCGGGTCCTTTTCTAACCTCTTAGATTCAAACGTTATTGATTTACTCAATGACGTTCATATAAAAATACAATGAAAAACCTATTAAAAATACTTGATTAATAGGATAATTAAATGTATAATTGTTGTATAGGACAAAGGGTTCTAGAAGTTTTCAAACACACACAAGGAGAATGATATGAAAACAGTTGGTCATAAAATTGATCCATTTTTAGTAACTGGTGTTAAGCCAGGACAGCCAGAAGATGCTTTCTTTGACATCACAGAAAAATCTTTCGAAGGCAAATGGAAAGTAATCGTTTACTATCCAAAGGACTTTACGTTCGTATGTCCTACTGAAATCGTTGCCTATGATAAATTGGCACGTGATTTCGAAGACCGTGATGCTGTATTGCTCACAGGTAGTACAGACAATGAGTTCTGTAAGATTTCTTGGCAAAATGCTCACAGCGACCTAAAGAATATCAAGCACATCCAATTCGCAGATACACAGCGTAATGAATTGAGCTTGATCAACCAACTAGGTGTGTTCTACGCACCAGCAGGCGCTGCTCTACGTGCTACATTCATTGTTGATCCTAACAACGAAATCCAACACGTTACAGTTAACAACCTCAACGTTGGACGCTCACCAGAGGAAACACTGCGTATTCTTGACGCACTACAAACAGGTGAACTCTGTGCCTGTAACCGTAAAGTCGGTGGCGACACTTTAAAGGTATAATATGCTAGATTGTATGATTATTGGCGACAGCATCGCAGTTGGTACAGCAATGGCTCGTCCTGAATGTGTAAGCTACTCTAAAGGTGGCTGGAATAGTTGGCAATGGAACAAAGATTATCTGCCAAAGGCTTCAACACAGGCAGCAAAAACTGTGATCATTAGTCTTGGTGCCAATGATCATCGAGGTGTAAAAACCGAAAGTGAACTACGGAAGATGCGATCCGCTATCAAAGCAGATCGTGTCTTTTGGATAGATCCTGGACAAGATCGAAAGCCTGTTCCTCACGATGCGATCGTTCGTATCGCACAGGAATACGGTGATACGATCATTCCTCGTCCTAAGGCGCATATGAGCGCCGACGGCATACACCCCACTGGCAAAGGTTATAAAATTTTAGGAGACTTAACAAAATGAGTTTTCAAGAACAGTTCGAATATCTAAAAAGATGGCATTGCCCGTCATGTAACACACAGGGAGACAATAAATGAGCTGGGTAGAATTAACCAAGGAAGCGTTACCAGATTATGCCAAAGATGCTAGGTTGAATCTAGATGCGGTGATCAACAGATCCACTTTAGATCCGATCGTAGCCAACGGTTGTGCTCTTGCTGCCGCGATGAGTACCGGTAATGGCAAGTTAGTAACCTTCATCCAAAGCAATATAGAAGATGTAACAGAACGCGATGCGGCCCTAACCGCAGGCAGTATCATGGCACAGAACAATGTTTGGTATCCATATGTTGAAATGGTCGGAGGTGCCCTCGAAGGTATTCCTCCGCAGCTACGTATGAACGCTATTGCCAGTCACGGCGGAACTACTAAGGCTAGATTTGAAGCATATAGTTTGGCTGCTAGCATAGTCGGTAAGTGTCATTTCTGTGTAAAGGCACACTTTGATACGCTTAAAGCAGAAGGATACTCAATCGATCAGCTACGTGATATTGGACGTATCGCTGCTGTGATTAATTCTGTAGCAAAGGTACTGAATAGTTAATTTTGCGATGCGAGATTAATGATTTTCAGCATGGTTTTCTTGGTGTTTTTGTCGTATAATAATGATACATACTAAGGCAATAGTATGTTTTATTAGTAAAGGAGAAACATTATGTGGACCAAACCAGAAGCAGTTGAAATGCGTTACGGATTTGAGATCACTATGTATGTCATGAACAGATAATACATAGCGTTACTCCAAAAACCCGCTTCGGCGGGTTTTTTCTTGACCTTTTTTACAAAGATGTTATACTATTGTATCAGTAACAGATTTGGAGAACATATGAATGTAACCAAAATTAAGAAAGGTATAGCTGTAGGCACAGAAATTCCAATGCGGCAGAACTCCGGTAATGTTGGATATTGGATTGAGGAGCAATTGGCTGATAATGGCTATAAGATCAATTCTGGTATCGGACCCGATTTAGCTGACTATGGAGTTGAAGTAAAGTCACGCAAGATCGAATCAACTAGTCCGCATACTGTGGGCTCTATGCGTATCAGTGATATTATTTCAACATCGTATGATCAAAGTCCAATCAAAGAAAAGTTCCAAAGGCAATATCGTGTCAAATACAGCGATGAAGCTCAGATAGTCACAGAAGAACGAGTTTACGATTTATCTGACGATTTTATACAGGATCAAATTCGCGAGGCTTATGAAACCGGTAGGAAAAAAATAGCTCAAAATGAAATCGACGGCTACCATCCTCCCTATGTAAAAGGCACAAGCTGGGGAAATTTCGAAATTACTGAAAGCTGTAGTTCTTACCGTTTTAGAATTCCTGATTATATTATGCGTAAGATCGAGAAAGTTGTTAAAAATTCTAATCACTTTGATAATCTTTTTGAGTAATCAATCATGACTATGCATTTAGAAGGTCCGTGGCTTAGCACTACAGGCAAGAAAAAAGGTAAGCAAAAGTTTCGCAATGCTGAGCAGGCCCGCAAAGCTAGAGAACTTGCCGATTCTTGGCAGGATCTACTCAATCGACACAACATCAAAATAGAAAAGAAGAAAAAGTCTAGAGCTCTTGCGTCAGAGACGTATTTTCCCGAAAAATCTGAACCATATCGTAGAGATACTGGTCCAAAAATTCCTAGTTTGGATCCTACCAATATGGCACCATGCTTGAAAGCCCCCGACAAGGTCTACACTGGTACTATGATTAAAGGGATTGGAACTATGCATAAAAGTAATGCCGTTCCGATTTTTTCGGACGAAGAAGCAGTGGATATCGCCAAAATGCGTCGATAATTACCGGTTTTCATGCTATAATATGAGATATATGCTATATAAAATACGTTTCGCAAAGAAACTAAGATAGTAGAACCAAAGTATGTCAAAAGCTGAAACGGTTCCGCGAGTCTTGGCCTATGAGAAACCCGTGAGATTCGGGCGGTCAAGGCTCCAAAGGCACACAAGTTATGAGATTGTGCGTCCAATGGAGACAACTACACGAACCCAGGGTTCTTTCAAGAGCCTCGTGAAGTTAACTCCCTTAATGTAATGTCGCAGTTAATCGTGACACCAAATGAAAGGAGATACAGTATGGAAAAGTCATTAAGACTACTTGCCTATGTGGCAGGATTTATCGCAGTCGTTTATCTAGTTCAAACGATCACTGCTAATAAATTCACAACCCTAAAAGCACAGAATGGCTATTATAGCCAAGAAGTGGTTTCAATCAAAACACGCGAGCGACAGCTCGATTGCCTAGCAATGAATATCTACAGAGAAGCCGGATATGAAAACTTCGAAGGCAAGGTAGCTGTAGCACAGGTTACTATGAACCGTGTCGCACATCCCAGTTTCCCAAAAGATATCTGCGGAGTGATTTATCAAAAGAGTGTGATTATGGATAAGGTCGTTTGCCAATTCTCATGGTACTGCGATTCAGTTCATAAAACACGCCCTGTTAATCCGGCTGCTTACAAAGAAAGCTATGAAGTAGCTAAAAAGGTTCTTTTAGAAGACTTTAGATTGAGT